GGCAATCAAGAGTTGAGGCTGCATTAAGAACCCCAGTTTCTGGGCCAACCACGGCATCACACTGATCTAAAAATGCTAAGGTTCTTCTAATAGACCATTTCCCAGATTTAGTTATAACTCTAGGCTCTCCTTCCCAGCCAGACTCAAGAAGCTGGCATAAATCATCGCCTATCGTAACAAAAGAAACATCCTTTCTTTTTATAAGAATTTGTGCGATAACTGAATCTACCCACGGATACACCTTATGAACAGATGATCCAGCTAATGCCCAAAGAACAACCTTATTTGCGTCCATTTTTTTTCTAGTTGTCTTCGCCCACCGCGTCTCTTTCTTGGTTGGGTAAAACTTTGGGCAAAACTCATAGGGGAGTTTAATTGTGCCCGGTTTAGAGAAACCCTTTCCTATAGCAAACCCTTCACTAGCAAGATCATGGGTTCTCTCCATATAGTTAACGTTGCATTCTTTGTGTAATTCCTCCTTGCTAAAGGAAAATCTTGGGCTAGCAGGCACTAATTGAGCCTCTCCATCTATCATTTCCTGTCTAGCAGGAGTAACGAGAAGAGAGCCTTCTATCGACTCAGACAATTGCACAAAGTGATGAAAACACTTAGACAATCTTTCCCAATATTCTGTTAAGTGATTATTAGGAACTTGATCCGTCTTTTGCAGAAGTATCTCATCCACATTAGGATCAGTCTTTATAATGTCATACCCTCTTTCTGTAACATTAATACAAACCTTATACCCCAGTTTTTTGAACTGAGGAAACAGAGAGGATACTTGAATCATATCCCCGAATCCACCATACCGAACAATGCATACAGTTTTCTCGGAGCGCCTACCCCCCACATCCTTTGGGGTTAATTCGTCCCATTCCTTGGACGGTAGGTTAATTAACTTCAACTAAAATCTAAATTCCAAGCTGGCATCATCTCTCCTTCAACATTAGCCATATTATTAGATCGTCTCTGCGCCATCATGAAATCTTCAGTTCTTTCATCTGACATTTCTTTTATTGTGTAATAGCCGCGACCCGCTGCAGTAGAATGACCATACGCTTCTTTAGGAGACGTAGGTTTCACTTTACCAAATACATAAGCCGAGACTTCATTTATTCGTCTAGCCATAATTCCTCCAAAAGGATTGGGGGGCTTTCGCCCCCCGTTCCAATTTGTTTAACAGAAAGTAAACTTACCTCTATCGGTAGATATGCCTTTCTTTACAGTTCCCGTAGGCATCTGGTTCGGACCATGAGAAGCCAGAGCCAAGGAAGCCAATGACTCCTTGGAAACGTCTTCTTTCGAGGACAAACCATTTGCTGGGATTTTACCACTTGCGGTATCTTTAGCCATAATATCCTCCTAGTACCATTCGACTTCAGCGTATGCATAACCCTTTCCAGCAGCCGTGCCAGAATCAGTCGCCTGAACATAGGTAACTTCAATCTGAGTATCGGCAGCAAGAGCTTCTACAATGACGCAATTCGAGTCATCTTGGTCGTTAAAAGTTTCAGTGGCCGCAGTAGTATCAGCAATTTCTAACTGACCATAGTAGTTTGCATCACCAGTCGTGCCAAGCAAAACTTTTCCAGTGATGGTATCATCTGCAAAAGTTTCAGTAACATGCACTCCAATGTTTTTCAAACTACCCTGCTTACCACTTGGACCTTTAAAACTCCAAGCAGTACCAGTGCCAGCAGCGAAATCAGTTTCCACTGTATCTTGGTAGATATAGGTTCTTGGATCACTATAACTCATAATAATCCTCCTTTAATCTGCGCTGTCCCAGATCACGATACGTGACTGAGCCGCTTGTGTGTGTGTAATGCCAAAGCCACCAAGGTAATACCAAGCAATACCCCGATCACGACCAAAGTCGCCCGGAATCTTGCCACGCATTTCCTCTGGAACAGCAATAGCCTCTGCTACGGTGTCCTCGCCAAAGAATACTGCCCAGTCACTCAGACCATTAGTCCAAGCACCATCAGACGTACCAATGCCACTACCTTTCGCAATGTGCGTTTGCTCTACGAAACGAACACCTTCGTACCTACCGATTTCACCATTCATGATCATCTGAAAACCCTGATCCACATACTGATGGATAGATTCCAGATCATTCTTAAGGGTGCGATAAGTTGAAGGCCACGCCAAAGAGTAATAATCATCGCCAGTGTAAGCCGGGATATTACGCTCTTTCATGGTGTCAACAATTAACTTAACATGTTCTTTTCCCAATGCAACATTATTGGTCAAAGTAGCTGTGCCGTTCGTGGTTAACGTAAGCGCCGTTGTGCTAGTACCCGCTGTGGGAACTACACGCAAGGCGGCGGCGTCAAACTGAGCGGCGGCGAGTGTGTCAAATGCTTTCTTAGCATCATTCTTCAACACCTTCCTGATGATTTCACGAATTGGCTGTTCACTCAGATCGTCCAACTTGCCTGTCCAAGGCACTGAGTTACCAGCTTCCGTGATAGTCATCGTTCCCTGAGAAATCGTAAATGATGTCTCTGGGATAGTATTCGTTTCCGTCAGGGTAGTACCCTGAGTAGAAACGTCACTAAACACGTTCCAATGGAATGTATCGCCACGGTGTAAACCCTGATGTGCGGCATCTTTGATGTCACAAAATTGTCTAAATTTGACAACGGGCTGAACCGCCATTCTCAACTCTCTGCTGAGATTAAGCGCATACATATAACCACCGGAAGTGTTGACAGACCATACTTGTCCTGCCATGTCTACCTCCTAAATAGTTATAATGATTGCCCTCTTTCCGCTCTCATCTCTTCAATGACTTGACTTGGAGTTTTCTCCACTTCATCGTCCTCTCCGATCTTCGCGCTTTTTCGGGCAGGTTTTGGTTCAGAAACGATTCTCTTTTTTCTAGCGGCTCGTTCATTAGACTTACCATTAGATAAATTGAGATTCGCCCATTCTCTCGCGTATTCAGCGGCGGCCTGAATAACATATCCCGGTGCTAGTGAAGGTTTTTCCTTCATGATAGTAACCGTTCTGTTATCTGCTATGGCCCTTAATTCGGCATTTCCTGCAATTTCAGGATATTCAGTTTCAAACCAACCAACTGCGTCTTTAACTGATTTTTGATAATTCCTCTGTTGCGCTCTAGCCTGTTCCATCTGTTGGCGAGAAAAAGCCTCTTGTAAGGCTTTATTAACTGCTTCCTCTACATTTGGGGTGGCCCCTTGTGAGCGCCCCGATGTCAAAGTTTGTAACAATTCTGCGGCTTTATCCGCATCGTCTTCATATAACGCTTGGTGATACTCTTTTGCAACTTCAGTAAAGTTAGTATCTGTTTTAGGTTCGTCGCCCTGCGTTGGGGGTGGAGTTGCCTGTTGTGTTTGAAGTTTCTGTACGTATGAACGTAGCTGAGACTCCTTTTGATTAAGCCACTTCTCTTTAGCGGCGGCTTCTTCAAATCTTTGCTGAGAGGCGGAATCTTTTTGATGAGATACTTTAAGCCCCTCAAAAGGAACAGTAGTTTCTGTCCCATTAACCTTTACAGTAGTAACCCACTGTCCATTTTTTAGAAAAACTGGTGAAATCGGGTCTTCGTGTTGTATTTCTTCCTCACCCACCACCTCTTCTGACGTATCAAGGTCGTCTGCCTGTTCTACAATTTCATCGAAAACTTCTATTTCTCTCTCCTCAACGATCCGCTCCATAGCGGCATCACGAGGACTTTTAATAGATGCTTCCTTTGCTTCTTGATCTTGTTTTATTTCTGCTTGATTTTCTAGAGTTTCCTCTAGTTCTTCCGCATCCACTTGGGTAGCGTCAACCATCTTACTCTCCTACATTATTCCGCATCTTTGTACCTAGCCAACTTATCCGCATTCTCCCCGTCTGCAATAATCGCATCCAACCATTGCAACAACTTAAGTGGGGTAGCGAGGGTTGAAGATATTTTACGGTATTGATTAAGTTCCTCGGATGAAGAACCAGTGTACTCCTGAGAAACCATTTTTTGCAGGTCTGATATTCCCTTTCGGTAATCCAGTATTGCCCTATCAACAATTGCTTTCCCAGTTGGAGTTCTTATAAACTCTTGGGTAGTTCTACCAATTTTAGTTCTAGTAACTAAGTCATCGACTCTAAGATCAGCCGGGTTTGTGAATTCACTCATCCTATTTCATAGGGAACTTTATTGTACTTATCTCTTGCCATTGTTCCCGTCTTACTCACATTGTCTTTGTCTTCGACCATCCTTCGTTGTATCTCCCCATCAACTATTTGATTAAGCAAAGCATCTCTCTGTAGCATTAGTTCAGCACGTCTGGTATCAGCGTCCTGTTGTTTTACATAAGACTCAGATTGTTTTATACCCAGTTTCCCTACTTCTCCCTTACTAGACATCACCTCTTTCTGGAGGTCTGTCTGTGACTTCAATTGAGCGGCTCTTAACTGGGCCTCAACCTTCATTTGTTCTATAGCCATACGGCCCTGCATCTTGACCTGATCAGTCTCTAGCATCATACCCATCTGCTCAATCTGCTGTTGTAGTTCTTCTATCTGCGGATCAGCCTC